TATCCTGTTCCCACTCTCCAACTCTATCTTTCCAAGACATCCTGTTTAAGACAAGTTTATCGTAATGGGTTCTTAATACTTCACAAGCCATCGCTAATGCCATGACTGTATCATCATGAGTTCCCGGAGCTGCTTCAGTCTTACCAGTCTCCGTAGAGATGTAATCCTTGAGTTCCTGAATCATAATGTTTGATGGAATGTTAATTGCTTCATCAGCAATCAATCGTTTAAGGTTTCCAATAATGACAGGTTTAGTACTAACTGTAGTTCTAAAACCTAAGCGTACACCCTCTTCATTAGAGACATTAGCAATCTTAGTTTGCTTATACATATTAACATAATTCATTGACTCTAGTTTCTGTAGGGTAGCAATACCCATAGAGTTAGATTCAACACATAAGAATGCATTATTAAAATATCTACCTAAGTAAAATAATAATTCTCCAAAGGTACTGGGATCAATTCTATTATCCCTATACAATGCAATAACTTTATAATCTTGATCAATGACTACAGCAGTACTGTAATCCTGGCCTACTCCTAAAGATACATCAGCAGCAATAACGTAAGGCTTATCAAACTTAGGATAACTCCAAAGCTGTAGCTTACCTTCCTTACCATCATCAAACATCTTAGAGAATGCATCCCATACTCTTGTTGAGACAGGAGCTTGAGGTATTAGACTATCTAATTTATCTACATCAAATACATTACTACCGGATACTACGAAAGCTTCATCAGCAGTCGAGGGATACTCTTGCTTAAACTTAAGCTCCCCACTCTCAGCTATCTTTAACCTTCTCCAGTAGATCTGGTCATCATCAAGATCAAATTTCTCTTTAAGTGTACTTTCTTCATTAGTAAGCTCCATACCCTCAGGTGCTTTCCTACGGTACTCATCGGTCCAAAACCAAGGTAGGAAGATTGGGAGATACTCGTTCTCACCATTAACCGCACCCTTCCATAATCTGTAGAATTCTCCTTGAGCACCATTCGCTGTGCTTTCAAGAATAACCTCAGTACCATCAGCTTGTGATATACCTTGGAATAACCCTGCCAAGATCTTCTCATCATGTTGCCAAAAGGCAATCTCTGAGAGATGTGCGATAGTTGGTGTAGTTCCCCTTCCTGCTTCTGGACTACCTGCCGTATATAATCTATACGATCCTTTAGCTTCCTTATCACGATACGCTGGGGTTTTAATAATGATCTCTTTAGCATTCGATCTTTCCTCAGCAGGTTTAAGTTCTCCCTCCATATTCTGGATGAGATTCTTAGACATGGTGAATAGAGCATCTGAGGTAGCACTATCATGAGCCATAACAACAGAACGTGTGTGTTGAGCAAAGTATGTTTTCCAGAATACTCTACCAGCACAATATGTACTAATACCTTGTTGTCTAGCCTTAAGGATAATCGCTCTAACCTTACCAGTAGTTTCTAACTGTTCTGAGAGTTTATCTGTAATATACTTTTGAGCTGGATTAAGTTTAAAAGGAACAAACCCCTGAGTAGCATCTTTAGTAACAATCTTAATCTGCTCTTCAGCAAATCTAGCAAAGTCAGTACGGTACTCCTCAAGCTTTAGTCTCTTCTCTTTTTCCTTAATTAATTTTGTAATTTCTTTTTTATTCATCTGTTGTCCTCAGATAATTTGGTAACCCCTAGGATTTATTGGGGGTGTTCTGTGGGAAGTGTCTGTGTGGATACGTGAGTATAAACATATATATATGTACCCCCGATAACATTTGCAACCCCCCTTTAAGATCTATTTGTTCCTCTCAGAGGTTCTAGCAGTGTCTATCAGATAGTCTAGTATCTCACACTAAGTTGCCCTAGAGAGTCTCTTAGAGGGTCTTATATTAGCTCTCAGAGGTATTCTTTCCCTAGAAGGGTGACATAATAGTATATTGCAGAGAATGTAGGGAGATAGTTGTGGGGTATTGTGGGGATACGTGGGTAACCTGTGGGGAATCTCCTAGAGACAACCTTGAGTAGCTCGCAAGCTCGCTCCTTGTCTATGGATTAATTTAATCTCGTCATGTTCAGAGTCCAAGACGTTAAAAGGACTAGCTGGTCATCCCGTTGCGTCTGGAACAGCGGGTAGGTGCTCGTAGGTGCATAAGGAGGTAGTGTAAGAAAGCTTGTCTAACGACAAGAATCTACCTCAACCTACACTAATTCTTTCTCTCAAATACCTAGGAGGTAACTATGAGATTAGATGACATGCTAACATACCTAGCAGATCAATACGATTTGATAGATAACCAAAGCATCTCTGATACACAAGAAGAGTCTTGCCTAGCTGAAATCAAAAGATGCCGTAAGGCAATCGCTGATTTCTATAACAATGATAGGGATTCCCTACTAATTGTTAGAGGCATGCTAAACCTTCGTATCAAAGAGCGACATGGTGCAGTCTGAACCCTGATGCAGGTTTATTCCTCAATGCATCTCAGGAGCACACTTCGGTGTGTTCCTCTAATTTTTAGGATAACCCACATCCAGTCGGACATCCTATATAATATCAATAGCTTACGAATATGTCACCCTTCTAGGTACTAGAGGGTTCTATTATATACTACATACATAGGAGTATGTCATGATCAGATATAGTGATCACAAAGATACTATTGGGGATATCCTCAATGCATTCCCTCATATGGACTTCCAAGAAGCATGTGAGTACATCCAGAAGCAAGGATGTGTATTCTACTCAGTGCCTAGTAATACTTCTACAGGTGATGCAGAGTTAGATGCATTAATCAATGGTGATTCCTAATGGACATCATTGATACCTTCTTCTTAGTGGCTACCACAGGTACAGTAGTATTCTGGGTAGTGTGTGCTGTAGACGACATAAGGAGATACTAATGAGTTTCTTAGAAGCTTCATTTTATGTCATTGGATTCCTACTCATCTGGGGATCTATGTTTGGTTTGGTATACTTAGTAGACAACTATGTGGTTAAACCCATTCGTGGTACTAGTTATATCAACCCAGAATACTGGAAGTAAATCATAGGGCATCTTCGGATGTCCTATATTTTTTTATAGGATACCTCAGTGTACCTTACAGGGTGTGGCTCGCAAGCTCGCCCCACGTTTCTGGATATCATTCCCTCAGATATCTTAAGCTAGTCTTTATGGTAGACTCTAACTACCATACATTATTACATTCCATTAACCAGAGAGGACAATATGGAAACATTAACAAACCCAAACTATCGCATCTATAACGTTGAACTTAACTGGGCTAAACTCGATCCCGAGCGTCCAGTAGAAGCATTCGGTAACATCCAATGGGAGTTGCAGATTGCAACAACAGATGCTGCCTTGGCTAAAGAAATGACAGAGCGTCATCTCAATGTCAAAGAGAAAGACGGCAAGTTCGTTGTATCTCTAAAGCGTAAAGCCTTCAAGAAAGATCAGAGTCCTAGTCGACCTGTCGTTGTTGTTGGTGCAGATACATCACCTTTAGATCCTAAGATCATTGGTAATGGTTCAATCGGTAACGTAGAAGTATATCAGTACAACTACGATATGGCTGGACGTAAAGGTATTGGTACTATGTTGAGTGGTGTACAGGTAGTAAACCTTGTACCATACAACGCAGCTCCTTCTACTGGCTTTGAAGTAGTATCAGGTAACACAACACCTGAAGCTGGTGAAGAAGCACCGATGTTCTAAGAACATTCTGGGGTGGTTCATGAGAAATCGTGGATCACTCCAGATAATATTAGATTTACCGACATCCCGCTACAAGGAATATATCATGCCCACGCTGAAAAGACTTGGCAATAATATGGTGGAAGTACAGGATAGACATGCTGACTTCTTTTTCTCTTACGACACATGTGTTGGTGTCAATCATTATTACTCTGAGGCTATTTACATTGATGAGTGTCCTGTATATGGTCAACACTCAGGTATCAGTCGTACAACAGCTAGGCACATCAAGAAATGGTTAGATGGTAGAAAACCTACATACATCGATCATGAAACCTTTGAACGTGTAATGGGTAACTTAAAATGATTGATTCACCGTACCGTAACAAAACATGGGAGTTTATGTTAACTCCTGTAATAACGCTAGTAGCTATACTAGTTAAATTTATTGTGTGGACTGCTCCTG